ATCTGAACATTCCCATGTCGTTGTCTGTGGTCATTGTTCGTTTACGAGCTGCACGGAATAAACCAGTAAATAGTTTCATTCTGTGGTCTCCTTTGATTTATAGTTATTTGTCCTTCACAAACAGCACTAAAATTTCATTTATTGCTGTTGTGCCGATTCCGATTGAAGCGATGATAGCGGCACAGTATGCCGGATTGATGTACGCTACAATTGCGCTTGCTGCTGTTCCAGCTGCTCCCACCAATGAGGAGATAAGAACGTAGAGCTTCTTTGTCATCAGCGTGTCCTCCTTTGTTTTATTTGCAGCGGTCAAAGACCGAGCCTCTTGCGATTGTGAAAACGGAAGGCGCAGCCTGGTCCATGACTACGGCATCGTCTCCGCCTCGTCCGGCCCTAAGCAGCGCTACATGGTTTACGTCTGTGATTTCCTTCATGATGATGTCATAAGGCTGACCGTCCGGTGCGGTGCCTTTGCTCCATTCAAACACGGCCACGTAACCTGGCGAGAGTTGGATTTCTCCGCGCTCGTATGCAGAGAGCGCTTCGTCGTCTCCGATAATCATTGTGTTTCTGATTCCGACTTCGTTCTTTTCGTCCAGGTAATCTACCCACGGATTGTCTCCGGTGTAGCCTACGACGTAGTCGCGGAAGTTCTGGCCGTCTACCGGTACCGGCGGGTGATTGTGTACAAGCGGCTGCATTGCGAATTTCTTACATGCCGCAGCCAGGACCGACGCTGGTCTGTAAACTTTATAAATGCGTTTATCTTCTACCCAGTCCGGTGCACCCTGTCCTGGTCCTGGAATGCGCAAGGTCGGGAGCTCGTCCTTTGCGTAGTCGTAGATTCCGCTTATTGCGATTCGTATGTTCTTAAGTTCTGCCATTTCCTTCTCCAAAAAAAGCGCCTTGACCGATAGGCAAAAACAAACAAAACCTACCGGTCGTTAGTTAAATGGCGCTAGAGGGTGATGTACTGTTGGAGGCCCTCGCGTTTATAGTTATTTCTGCAAAAAAAAGACCACCGCGGGAGGGGTCTCGGGTGGTCTGCTTCCTAGCTAGAAAATTATTATAGGAGTTGTAATCAATGACATTGATTGGCAAGGAAAGGCAGAGCCACCGGTGGAAGCTGCCCGGTTTTTCTGCCTGCGGTGTTATGGATCCGCCGGTCCGATTCTACTTCATTTCATAGAGCGCTTCTGCTGTCTCTCCCCAGGCCTCCCATTCTTCCACGAGGGTCTCGTAGTAATTCAGAATGTAGGCTATGTCCTTGAGGTCCTCCGGTTCTGCGAGTTCTATGCGCTCGGGCTTCGGAGGCAGCTTTGGTTTTTCCTGGACCGGTTTACTTACGCACGCGGTCATTATTAGCAGCAAGAATGCCGCTAATAATATTAGAGATTTCTTCATCTGTCTTTGCCTCGTTTATCTTCTGGTCTATCTGACTCTGGTTCTTTCTAATCTTTGTGATTTCGTCTGAGTGTTTATAAAGCTCTGTAATGAGCTCCTGTTTCTTTGAGAGCTCTTCCTCGAGTCGTTTCTTTTCTTCCTTGTCCTTCCTGGCCTTTACGATGTATCCGTAAAATACGCCGCAGAGCATTATCAGAAAGGCTCCGGCTGTTATCCATCCTGTTATCGGGTTCATTCCTGGTCCTCGCTTGCCTTGGTGAATTTGTCTAATGCGATGTTAGTGTCTACTGTTACGAATAAGGCAGCGAGTGTTCCTGCTACCGTGCAAAGTTCTTTTATATCGCATTCCGTGAAAATCCCGAGCCATTTCAAAACGGCACCGATGATCAGAATTGCTCCGGCCACGATTTTCGCTATGAGTGACGCTGTCTTTGCCTTCATTTTGTGCCTCCGCTTATATGTAATATCCGGGCTGTAACCGGATTTCCTTTTTCTACGCATACGGAACGTTCGAGCGCATTAAACTTTATCTTGCCGTTCTCGATTCCTACCCAGTGTGATTTTCCGTTGTATGAAAACTTGACCGGGGTCCGCTCTTTGAATGCCTTGAGTTCTTTTTTGTCTTTGAGGTCTTTAAACTCTACGGTGAGCTTCTGGCCTGTGAGGTGTTCTGCAGCCTTTGCCCAGTAAACCGTACAGTCTACGTCCAGGGCCCGGTGCTGGATCATGTCCGCTACGGCCATTATTGCGGTCGCGTCGTCCGTGTCGATTCCCAGGCACCACATGAGAGTAAAAGCGCAGCATGCGTAGTCTTTGATTGCTTTGAGCTGCAGCGTTGGGAAATAAACATAGAGTTTTTCTGCTAATGTCTGCGGGTTTTTCATGCTTCCGTTCCTTTTATTTTTTCTGCAATTTTATTTCATGAAAAATGAAATAATCAGCCCGACGGCTTCTCCGATTATTCCCAGGAGCATTCCTATGAATTTTGCCTGGTATTTCTTCTCGGCCTCGGAGATTGCCAGCTTGATTTTCATGTCTACGGATTCGTTTATCTTCTGGGCGATTCTGTCTGGCATTTCCTTTACGTCGTCCTTGATTTCTTTGAGGTCCTGTTCCATCGAGTTTACCTTGGCTTCTATCATTTCATTTGTCATGCGCCTGTCCTTCCTTCCTCTATAGTCGTTTCTAGGGGCCGGATGTCTATTTCGCACCTGGCGTGTCCTTTGTCGTAGTAGTTGTAAACATTAATGATACGCACGATTTCCCAGTTGTCGTCCTTGAGTACTCCCGTGTCTACCAGGAGATCTAGGATTGAGCTTGTTCCGTTGTCGCTGTCTCTTCGTCTCTTGTCTCCGTGAAAAAAAGAAAGGCTTATGCTTACCGGGTAGCAGATTGTGTTGTGGTTGATTGTCATGCACCGCACTTGGACCTCTGCGCTCTTGTGCCATTCCCTGTATTGCTTATTCGGGATGTTTCTTCCGTTGGGAAGGTATACGCGGCTGTTTTTCTTTGCTGGTGTTTCGCCTTCGATAATCAGCTTCATTAGTCGTCCTCCCATTCGACCGGTACAAGACCGCAGCGGCAGTTATAATCGTCTATCTCTATCGGGAGGTTCTTAATGTTAAAAGTCTTACCGTCGAGCTCTGTATGCGCTCTGTGGTAGACTCCGTTTTTGTCTGTATAGCTTCGGTTTCTTACGCGTGCATCGTGGCAGGTTACCCACTTGATTGTTTTTACTCCGGCCTCTGTGAAGGTGGAGAGGGTGAGCGCTTTATTGAACCTCTGCATCTGGTCTCTTGCAAAAAGCCGCGCTAGGTTGTCTCCAGCTTTGAATGCTATCTTTGTCAAATCGTCAAACTCGAGCCTTGCGCTTTGTCCGGTGACGTAGTCGTTTATGCGTTCGAGCATTTTCTTTTTGATGAGGTCCTGTTCCCAGCCGATTCTCTGCAGCGTGTTGTCCAGGTATAAAATGCGGAGGTTGGTCATGTTCCTGTCGAAGATTTTTTGTTTGTCGAGTGAGAACGAGCTTATAACCTGGTTGAGTTTCTTCCCGGCGTCTTTGAGCAGGCGCTCCATGTAGTCTTTCTCTTCCTTCTTGAGAAGGCCTGCGATTTCCTTCTTTGCGCTGTCGCTTATGTCCGGTCCGTTTTCTTCTTCGAGCCATTTGTGGCGGAGCGTGTTTTCGGCAGCTCCCATGCGCATTCGGTTTGCTATCTCCTCGCTTTCTTTCTTGAGCTCTTCTCCCTGGCGAGTAAAAAACTCTATCAAATCCTCGAGATTCTCTTCTTCTGCATCCGGGTCTATCGGTGCAGAGTCTACGGTCATTCCGTTGTTGCGCAGCTCTTTCTTGAGGTCTCTTAAAAGGCCGCGGATCATGTTCTGGTATTGTGTTCTGGCTACCTTGGCGAGTCGGTCCTGGACGCGGAACAGCGGACGAGGTATCCCCATTCGCTGCATGCGTAAAAATCCCGCTTGAGTTCCTTTGCTGTAGATGTACCCGTTCATGCGGAGCGGATACTTGCTCTTTTTATTCTCTGCCATACTTCAGCCATTCGTAGGTGGTGTTGAGGACCGGAGCCAGCTTGCGCAGCTCTTTGTCTGTCGGGCTTGATGTCGGGAGCCCTGTCATCCAAGAACCGAGCTTGATTCCGGCTTCCTTTGCTATCTCGTCCCAGGTCTTGCCGACCTCCTGTTTCTTCTGGAGTATTCTTCTGTAAACCTTTGTCATTGCTGCTTCCTTCCGTAGTTTATATTCTTCGGGCCGTCTACCCAGTCGACCTTGATTCCGTATCCGTTTAAGAACCCGACCACGTAAGCCAGGGCTGGCCGTTGTTCGACGTACTCGCTCTTGGCAATCATCGGGCTTCCTTTTATCTTTATGTCCGTGTATCCTTCCAGCCATGCGTAAACGAGCAGAGCGCATATGCTGTTGTTGATAGGCAGCTCTTGTTCGTAAACGGCCGCAGGAAGTTCCCGCGTTGCTTCCGGGTGCCTTCCTTCGATTCCGTGCAGTTCAAAGTAACAGTCGGCTCCGTCGCGTCTGTCGACTCCGAGGTACCACAGTTCGTATCCGTCCTCTCGTACCTGGTCCGTCGGTATTTCGTCGTTTCCGCAGCCACAGATAATCAGCTTAGAGTTGTGGCATTTCCGGTTGCTCTGGCATTCCTTCATCGCTTCCTTCCTGGTTCATTTCACGGCCGCCATTCATCTGGTCCCACATCTCGTCGTCCATTCCCATTCCGTCGCTTCCTTCTTCGAGCTCGTCGATTGTCTCCTGGTCGAGCTCTCCGTCCTTTGTGAGCTTGTCCGCAGCCTTGAGCGCTGTTCCCAGCGGTGCTCCCATTGCTACGAATGAACCGGCTATCTGGGCGAGGCTCTGTCCGATCTGTGCTTTCTCTTGGTCGCTCATTACGACACCGTCGTCTGCTTTAATTTGCACCTCGTCTGCGTACATGTACTGTGTGCTGTTTCTTCCGAAGCAGTCGGCTATTAAAATCTTTACGCAGTTCTTAAATGATGGAGCCACGTTGTTGAAAAGAAGGCGGGCCATTTCGCTCTGCTTGAGCTCGATGTCGTCTGCGTTGTCTGTTGCCAGTCCTGTGCTCTTTTCTGCAAAGAGTACGGATTCTGGAATGCCGCAGCTTGAGCTGAATGCCAGGCGTGATTCTGCGATAAGGTTATTAAATCCCGAGTAGGTTCTTTCGAGGATCTTGATTTCTCCTATGCTGTTTATGGCCTTTGGATGAAGCATTGACCATTCGCGCATTTCCTCTTCGTTCTTCCTCATGTACTGTGCTGCGTACTCCGGTCCGTTTTCTATGATGAGTCCGTCTGCTGGCATTGAGTGATACATGAGGCTTGATTGCTGTGCCATGATCGGCAGCGACATCTTCATGATTTCGTATGATTCGTAGTCTTTTATCCAGCCTTCAAAGTCCGAGGTGCTCCATCCCATCTGTTGAATTGCTCCCCAAAATGGCAGCTTCTTTGGACGCACCATTGCCATGCGTTCTGTGTTTACGCGTACTCCTCCGAGCGGTATAAAGAGCGACTTTGCGTAGAGGTAGTCCTGGGCTGTGATGTTGTATTCTGGTACGAATACGCAGTTCCAGCGGTCGGCTACTACCCACCACTTTATAAACTCGCGGTCCTTCTTCTGGCTTGCGATTATTTCTTCCAGGCTCTTCTGGAAAGTGAGCGGGTTGTCCTGGGCGAGGACCGGATAAGCTACGGCGCCTCCGAATATGAGCGCCTGTGTGATTGCGTTGAGGTATGCTTCGTCAAAGCCTGTTTTGTGTGCATGCGCTTCGAGCCTTTGGATGTCGTCCGGTGTGAATTTCTCGCATTCAAAATGGATTCCGTCTAGGGCCAAGACTCCGGCCTTCTTGTCGATTACGCGTGCCGGTAGTCCTGCGCTTGCGTAGTAGGCCGTTGCTTCCTGTGGAAGGATTGACACCGGTACGAATGCCTCTGTTTGCATTCCTGGGTCGATAAAGGTTCCCACGCCGCTTACCGGGTTCTCGTATCCGTCCTGCACGATGCCTGGTGTCTTGCGGAGCTCTGCTCTTGCTTTCGCTTCTGCTTGGATCCGTTCAATCTTCCCGGCGTAGTTCTTGAGCAGGTGTTCGCGCATTTCTGCTGCAGTCTGAATGTCTCCGCGTGCTTCCTGGACTTGCTGTGAGAGGTGGTCTCGGATCAGTTCCAGTTCCGACGAGTCGAGCGCGATAGGAGCAGGGCCGTCCTTTGTGATATTGTTCGGGCCTTCGCGCTTCGCTATAATTTCGAATATCGCTTTATGATGAGCGTTTGTCTCTGTGTTTACTAATTCGTTAAAGGTTGCCATATCGTTATAGTTATTTTTGGAAATAAAAAAGGGAGCCGTCTTTGGAGTACCAGTCCTCGGGTTCCCTTTTGTTTAGGAGTTGCCTTCTGTCTTTATTGTTATTTGGCAAATAAAAAAGGGAGCCGTCATTGGTGCGGCAACACCTGGGCTCTCTTTCATTAGGAGGTACCTTATGGGTACAGTCCTATAGTTATTCGTTCGTTCCTCTTACGTTGAGATATCCGTTCTCCTGGACGTTCTCGCGCGATAGGTTCTTGAGGTCCATAAAGTCTGGGTCACTGCTTACGATTCGGTAGATTACATATTCGAGCGCGTCGCAGTTATGCACGAGGACCGTGTTTGCAAAGTATGTATGAGTTCCAGTCACTGATAGGTTGTATACGTCCTGCTCGTTTTCCGTTGTTGTAAACTTGTGCGCAGTGCCTTGAGCAGAAACGTCGGCCGGTGCGGTTGCCTCCTTCGTTGCCTTTGGTGGTGTACTCTGCTTTACAAATCGGGCAGCGTCGCTCGTAGCTTCTGGAGTTCCTGGTGTGCCATTCGTGACCGGCAGCGCTTCTGTGCCATTCAGTAGCTTTCTTGTAATCATCCGCTGTAAATGCGTGCGGGTCTCTGATTGGATGGTGCTCTTTATGGTGGCGAGCTCTTTCGACACATTCCAGGTTGTCAAGCTCGTTATTCGCTGGATTTCCGTCCTTATGGTGGATGTCAAATCCTGGCGGTATTTCTCCGTGAGCTGCTTTCCATACGTCTCTGTGAAGGTAGCTAGCTTTTCCTGCCATTCGCGCAGCTTTTCCTGCAGTAAAGTATTTTCTGTCGCTCGGGTTCTTTGCTTCTGGATATCGTCTGTAGTTGATTCCATTAAATGTAATAACCTCAACCATTCAGCGTCCTCCCATAAAATTTGATAACTTACGCGAGCCGTCTCTAAAGGCTCATACTTATTGTTATCGCACCTTATAGGGTGGTCGGGGGTTCCGGTCAGCCCTGCGCGTGTTATGACTTTTCTCTTGCCGGTAAGTCCTGCAGCTCGTACCTTCCTGTAGCCTTTTTCAGTGAGCACCAGGTCGCCTTTGCGGATCGTCTCTATCGGTCGCCAGCCTTCTGTTGTCGCTATCATGGTTCCTGCTACAAAGCAGAAATGGTCCGGTGCTTCTTCTCCTTTTCCTTTCTCCGGTTGGCCCAGGTCGTTGTAAGCGCGGACCTTGAGGCTCTCCGAGAGCTTGTCCGTGTCTTTGCAATCAAAGACCTTTAGCCTTCCCATTTTGAAGAGCTTGTTGACGTAGAATATGCGGTCAATGATTCGAGGGTTTGAGCTTCCTATTCTGCAGCCGATTCCGTTGGCTATGATTTCGTCCTTGTATCCTCGTATGATTTCCTTTCCGCTGCAGTCCGGGTACCATAGTATTTCGTTCTGCGGATAGGTCTGTCGCATTGTGGCCGGTGCAGCTCCGATGTTCTTAAAGCTCCAGCCGCGTGGAATATAAAGCACCTTGTCCTTCTTTACGACGGCCGCTGCTTTACTGAAGCCTGAGTTTAAGTCCTGTCCGATCTGCACAGTCATGTCCGGCGTGATTTCAAACGGTGCGCACTTGCAGGTCTCTTCGTCGTAGTCTGCGTAAACTCGGCCGCTCTGCAGGTTTACAAATCTTCCCTCCAAATATGCCAGGCGCTCCTGCTCGTCGTAGATTGCGTATAAGCGCTTGACGTAGTCCGGGTCCAGGCTTGTGTTGTCCTTTGTCAGTCCTCGCACCAGGAAGTTCGGCAGTCCGCTCTGTTTCAAATCCTGGACGATGTTGTAAAGGCCGCGGTATCCGTGGACCGTTGAGAAGTACATTATAAATGGCTTTCTTCCGTCCGGTAGGGTTATACGGGTTCGTTCGCTCAGTGCCTTGTGCGCTTCTATTGCCTTCTGCTGCGACAATTCGTCTACTTCGTCACACAGCGTTATGTTTACGTTTGGTCCGTAGATGTCTGTCGGCTGGCCTGTGGCTATCAATAAAAAGCTGACGGTGCCTATGGTGATGATGTTGTCCTTCTGGTTGTAGTTGAACGTCGAGCCGCTCTTCTTTATCATCTTGGCCAGTTCCAGGATTACCGTCTTGTTCAATAGCGTTATGGTGGTGGAGCAGAGCGCTATGGTTACATCGAAACCCTGGTATCGTTTGGCCAGGGTAACGATTAATAAAACGATTGTATTAGATTTTCCGCATCCGTATCCGCCGCAAAGCTCAAAATATGAAATATCCGGGAATGCGTAGGGTGCGCTGATCATCTTCCGCTGGTGAATAAACGGCTTTATGATGTTCGGCTTCTGTACGATGATTTTACTTGCCGTCGACACCGGTTATCTCCACGTTGTCGCTTTTGAGGAGCTCGTCGGCCGTCATGGTATCTCCGGAGAGGTTGATGTTGAGCGGTTCTGCCTGGTTGAGGTTAATCTGTGCAGCTTCCTCGTATCCTCGGTCGTGGCCTTTCTGCTTGAGGTACCACTTGGCCACCTCGACGTTCTTCTGGTAGATTTCCTGCATGATTGTACCTTCTGCAACATCGAGGACCGTCTGGCGCTCTGCTTCCATTGCTTCTTTGGTCTCTTCCCATTGCTCCGTGTACTTCTTTGCGCAGTGCCAGGAGATGTTCTTCCCGGCCTTTGGAGCGAGTCGTTTCTGTATTGTCGTTATCAGTGCTCCGGAGTCCTTGATTGCTTCGAGCACATCTTCTTTTGTCAGTTTGTATGCCATGGGGGTCTACCTCCTTCGCACTATTGATTTTTAGGTCCGGCCCAGTCTGTTCCGTACTTGTCTATGATGACTTTGAAGTCCTCCAGGTCGTGCTGGTTGACGCTGTAGACTTCTTCTCCTTCCGGGCCTTGTTCTATGCCTATATGCAGCAATTCGTGGAAAAGGAGGACCTTTATCTGTTCCTCGCTCATTCCTATGTTGTTCTTCACAAATAAAGTTATTGTAAAGTCTGCATCTATCTTCCACTTGTATTTGGCTGCGATTTTCTCGCATTCTCCGTGTACGAGC